ACAAGCAGGCGGAATACAAGCGGGAATATCTTCACAGCAAGGAGCGAAACGGCAGGTTTTTCAGGCAAGCCTGCATAATGCAGGAGAATATCCGCAGAGGGCAGACAACGGTCTGGAAGATAAACAAAACGCAGGACAGGGAAGAAAAGCTCGTATACGCATTGCAGGCGCTGGAACTGATACTCTGCGACGAGGGGCTTGCAAAACATAACGGCGTAAACATACCTGAATATGCAGGCTGTGAATACTGCAATGGAGTGACAGAGTGGAGCGAAAAGCTTGGTGCAGACGGCAAGGAAGTCCGTTTTGAGTTCTGTCCTGTTTGCGGAAGAAAGATCGAGGAGGGATAAAGGTTGACAATACAAGAAAAGATATCACGCTATCAGCTGATACCAAAGCTCATAGCCAATCTTGAAGAAAACAGGGCAAGGATACTGAATGGGAAAGCCGTATGCTATGACAAGAATGACAGTTCGGCAGGAACGCCCGGCAACACGGCTGAAAGTTCAATGCTGAGTTATGCCTGCAAGGGTGAGAAACAAAAGGAGCTGAGCGAAGAGCGTGCAAGGCTCACGCAGGAGATACAGTCTGAGATAGACGAAATGTTCTGCAATGAGGAAGCTGAAACCATAGATACGGCAAGGATAATCAAGCTGTATTTCATCAATGGAATATCGGTGAAGAAGATAGCTCACAACTATATTTTCAGAGATTACAAAACTGTGCTGAGAATGTTTCACAATGGCTGTGAGAAATTAAATATACCACACAAGACCACTCAATACCACTTGCAGGAACGTACATAGTATGATATCATTACAATAGCCAATAAGGCAAGCAAACATTTGCGGACCTCCATAAAAAAGTCCGACGGGGCGAAAGCTCCGTATGCAGGTCGAGAGCGAGCCAGCTCAACATCTGCTCCACCATTTACAAAACTCCTTATAATATATTTGCGAGAGGCACTCCTATGGGGGTGCCTTTTGCGTAGTGGGAGATAAAGCGTGCTATTATAAGTATGTGTATTGAATTCGTTAGTAGATCAATTTTCCTTATTAAATTTACAAATATTATTTTTTCTAAATAACCTATAAAATCGGCTAAGTTTATTATAATATATTTAGTTAATTTTTTTTATAAAAAAGCATTGACATTTTCAAAATATATATTATAATAAGATCAAAGCAAATTGAATACTATATTAATTTGTTAAATTTAAAACAAGGAGTTGTTTGTATGACAAATGTAAATAATGAAAACGTAAATGAATTATATTGTGAAGTGCTTGAATTAATTGCAAGACATGGGGAATATAAGGATAAAAGTGACGAGTTTTTGCTTGAATCATTCAAAGGCATAGTACAGAGAACCTTAGAACTTGGGTATAATTTTAAACTTAATGATCCTGTTATAAGTCAAAATCTCCAATTTATGCGTTTGGGTGATTTTACGTATGATGATAAGTATCGTAAGACAATGCTCGATATTAAATCGAGCAAGGATATTAATGATATTAATAAAAATATGGCTATCTATTTTACATACTTACAAAGAATCAAAGAGTATCATCATGAATTAGCATATATTATCAGAGATATGTTGTACACAATGAACCAATGTAAAAACCGAGGTGAGGTGAATGCCGAATGAACAGAATTTAATAGTTCCAAGCTCGAGTGAAGCTCGAAAAAACGGCTCAAAAGGCGGTAAAAAATCAGGCGAAGTCCGCAGACGTAAAAAGACTATGAAACAGGTAATGGACTTCCTGCTTGAACAGCCTGCCAATACCAGAGCGGACTATGAGTTCCTAGTGGAGCAGGGCATTGACCTTAACAGCCTTGACCCCGACTTCATCAATAATATGCTGCTTGTGAATGCGGCTCTTATGGCAAGGGCAAAGCAAGGGGACGTTGCGGCGGTGAAAGAGCTGCGTGACATTATCCGTGATGACGATATGCTCAAACATAAGATAAAATACGATAACGCAAGGCTCAGGCTTGAAAAACAAAAGCTTGAGCCTGTTTCTATGCCTGATAAGGCGTACAGCGGTATCCCTGCGAGCCTTGTCGCTCCTGCGTTCTCGCCTGTCCTGTTCGATATTGCAGAGCAGGAACATTCCGAGTATGTTTTCCCTGGCGGACGTGGCTCGACTAAATCTTCATTCTGCGGTCTGAACGTTATCGACCTGCTGATGAAGAACGAGAATATGCACGCCTGCGTCCTGCGTGCTGTGGCGAATACTCTTAAAGACAGCGTTTATTCTCAGATACTCTGGGCAATATCTGCACTTGGTCTTGATGATGAGTTTGCCTGCACAAAGTCGCCCCTTGAGATCACACGCATTTCAACAGGGCAGAAAATATACTTTCGTGGTGCCGATGACCCGCACAAGATAAAGTCTATCAAGCCGCCTTTTGGCTATATCGGCATCGTGTGGTTTGAGGAGCTTGACCAGTTCGGCGGTGAAGAAGCTGTGCGAACGATAGAACAGTCTGTTATAAGAGGCGGCGAGAGAGCATATAAGTTCAAGTCTTTCAACCCTCCGAAGTCGGCTCAGAACTGGGCGAATAAGTACATCAAAGTGCCGAGAACGGACAGACTCGTTACCGAAAGCACTTATCTTACTGTGCCGAAAAAGTGGCTTGGCAAGCCTTTTCTTGATGACGCCGAATTTCTCAAAGAAACCAATCCCACTGCCTATGAGAACGAGTATATGGGCGTTGCAAACGGCACAGGTGGCAATGTCTTCGACAACGTCCTCATAAGAGAGATAACCGACGACGAGATAGCACAGTTCGATAACATCTATAACGGCGTTGACTGGGGCTGGTATCCCGACCTTTACGCTTTTGTCAGAGTGCATTACGCTCCTGCTCAGCACACGCTGTTCATATGGCAGGAGTACACCTGCAACAAAACAAAGAATGTTGATACCGCAAAGCATTTGCTGGAGCTTGGTATCACGGCAAATGACCTTATCACCTGCGACAGTGCAGAGAATAAGTCTGTTGAGGATTACAGAGCATACGGCTTGCTTGCGAGAGGCGCAGAGAAAGGCCCTAACAGCAGGGAGTATTCATATAAGTGGCTGCAATCTCTGCGGAGTATCGTTATAGATAACAAGCGTTGCCCTGTGGCTTGCGAGGAGTTCATCAACTGCGAGTATGACAGGGATAAAGAGGGCAACGTTATAAGCGGCTATCCCGACGGCAATGACCACGTTATCGACGCCGTTCGGTATGCAATGGAAAGAGTATGGAAAAGGCGGGGTCAGTAAGCTATGGGCATTATTTCAAAAATAAGGGAGTGGATAAGCAGAATGCTTTCAAAGTCAGATATAAAGGGCGTTTACGGTATTGATATCGCCGTGACGGACAGTATGATAAGAGCTATCGACAAGTGGGACAGAATGTATGCAGGCAATGCAGCACCCAAGGGAGTTCACTCTCTGCGGCTTGAACACGCTGTTGTGAGGGAGTTTGCAAACACGGCTATCAATGAAATGACCCTGAAAGTTTCCAATGATAAGCTTGATGTCATAATGAAAAACGCCCTTGAAAACCTCAACAAAAATCTTCAAAGAGGTCTTGCAACAGGAGCAATGATAATAAAGCCGCTGGGTGCTGATAAGGTGCAGTATGTTCCGCAGTCGCAGTTCATTCCTGTGGAGTATGACGTGAACGGCAGGCTTATAAAGGTCATTTTCCCTGAGATAAAACGCATGGGCGATAATGATTACCGCATAAGGCTTGAATATCACGCTCTGGACTATGAAAAAGGACTGACTATCACAAACAGGGCTTTTCGCTCCAATGACGGCGTGTCTCTTGGGGCTGAGATACCTCTCACAGCTGTTTCAGAGTGGGCGGAGCTTATCCCTAAGATAGCCTATCCCCTTATGCTGCGACCCTCTTTCGGCTATTATGTCAACCCTATCGACAATACAGTTGACGGTTCACATTCAGGAGTATCGGTGTTCGCAGGGGCGGAAGAAGTCATAAGAAAAGCTGATATCCAATTCGGCAGGCTCGATTGGGAGTTTGAATCTGGGGAGCGTGCAATAGACGTTGACGAGGCTGTGCTAAGACCTGTGAAAGACCCGTTCACAGGTAAGAAGTGTGCAGAAATGCCTAAGCTCAATGAACGGCTTTTCAGAGGGGTAAACGTGTCGGCTGGCACGAGCGGTGACTTTTATCACGAGTTCTCACCGCAGTTAAGACAGGCGGATTTTATCGCAGGACTTGAAGAATACAAGCGTGAGATAGAGTTTGCTGTGGGGCTGTCCTATGGGGATATCTCAAACCCACAGACAGTTGATAAGACGGCAACGGAGATAAAGTCCTCAAAGCAGAGAAAGTTCGATACTGTCACGGCGATACAGAATAATCTCCGTGTCTGCCTTGAAGACCTCTGCTATTCGCTGGCGTTTTATAATGGGCTTACTCAAAGCGGTTATGAGCTGTCTGTGAACTTCGAGGACAGTATCCTTGCAGATGATGAAACAAAGCGTGCAAGCGACCGTCAGGACGTTTCTATGGGCATTATGCCACTGTGGGAATACCGAATGAAATGGTATAGTGAGGACGAGGAAACGGCTAAGAAAATGACCTCCGACAGCACCGCAGAGGTGATAGAATAATGCTCAAAGCAAGCGAGATAGAGCGAACTTCAATGGTTCTTGATAAACCCCTGCGTGACCTTGAAATGCAGATAATGGAGGACATCGTCCGCAGGATAAAGATAAACGGCGAGATAACACGTTCGGCCGATTGGCAGATATACAGGCTTCACGAGCTTGGAATGAGCAAGCGTGAGATAAAGAAAGCCATTGCCGATAACCTTGACCTCTCCAAAGCTGAGATAAAAGAGCTGTACAATGATATCCTGCAAAAAGGCTATGAATGGGACGATAGCATATACAAGACCAAAGGCAAGGCACGGATACCCCTTGAAGAAAATGAGGGCCTGCAAAGGCTGCTGTCGGCTGTATCGGAGCAGACTTCGGGGGAGCTTAAAAACATATCTCAGTCACTCGGATTTGCAGTAAAACAGCCTGACGGCAAACTTAAATTCACGCAGGCGGCAGACTTCTATCAGCAGAGTCTTGACAACGCCATAATGGGCATAGCAAGCGGAGCGTTCGACTATAACACGATCATAAAGAAAGTCATTTCGGATATGACGAACTCAGGTCTTCGCACTGTGGACTATGCCACAGGCTGGAGCAACAGAGCAGACGTAGCCGCAAGGCGTTCGGTGATGACAGGGCTTTCACAGCTAACCGCAAAAATGAATGAGGACAACGCCAAAGAGCTTGGCACAGACTATTTTGAAGTCACTTGGCACAGCGGAGCAAGACCCTCTCACCAAGAATGGCAGGGCAAGGTCTACAGCAAAAAAGAGCTTGAAACTATCTGCGGTCTTGGTACTGTGACAGGTCTGTGCGGAGCGAATTGCTATCACGATTATTACCCCTTTATCCCCGGCATATCTGAGCGTTCCTACACAGATGAGGAACTTGCACAGATGAATGCAGAGGAGAACAAGCCTGTTAAGTACGGCGATAAAGAGTACACAAAGTATGAAGCTTTACAGCGGCAAAGAAAGCTTGAAACTGCAATGAGAGCTCAGCGACAGAAAATACATCTTCTTGAAGAGGCAGGCGCAGGCGAGGAAGATATCATCAACGCACGCTGCCGATATCGTGGCACTTCCCAGGAGTATACAAGGTTTTCAAAATCAATGGGTCTGCCCCAACAGCGAGAGCGTGTGAACGCCGACGGACTGGGGAATATGGGGGTGGGAAAAACCAAGATAGACTTGACGCAAAAAGATTATAGTGATATAATTGATATGAAAGGTAAGATGTCTGATATAGACGTGCGAAAGTGGTATAGACACCATAACAAAAATATCCCTCAGCTTATCGACAAAAGCAAGTCTATTGAAGAACAGGCAAGGCAAGCTTGTGAACTGCGTAACAAGTATCGCTTTCAGGCAAGAGAGTTAATGGAAAATCAAAAAGCTCGTAAAACCCTTGACCAGACCGACCCTATCATTTCTTTTGAAGACTTGGTGTCAGATAAAATGGCACGAAAAAACATGAGCAGAGAAGAAGCTGTAGCAGACACTTTGAAGACCGCTGTAAAAACACGAAGATCAGTAGATAAAAGGTATGGATTGGATGATCAGCAATGAAAAAATATGAATACAATATTTGCACGGCTGCGGACAAAGAAATTTTTGATAAGCAATGTGCAGCATTGGAAAAGCATATCCCAGGCATTGAACGGTCCGATATGCTGACAGATGTTGACGGCTCACAAACGCAGATATACACATTAAACGGAAAGAAGATAATCGTACACAACAGTTATTATATTGACGCTGTGTACATTGATTCAGAAGTTGAACTTACAGAGTATTTCAAACGATAACTTTACCGCTTGACTAATGTCGGGCGGTATTTTTATACCCAAATATCGGAACTAAGCACCTTAACGGGTGCTTTTTTCATACCATTTCGTCCTTGATATGACGTTAAACTGTCAGACTTTCACACCGCAGACAGAGCGGTATATAAGCTATGTAGAAAGGACAAACATATGAAAAACATTTTTGAGATCCTTGCCGCTCTGGGTATCGTTATCCCTGAGGACAAGAAACAGGACATCACAAAACAGGTGGCAGAGAATTATAAGACTGTGGCTGAGTTTGAAAAGGTGAAAAGCCGCCTTGAGGTGGAGCGTGATAACTATAAGGACAGCCTCGATATCGCACAGAACTCTCTCAAAGAATTTGAGGGTGTGGACGTCAAGGAGCTTAACGGCAAAGTCGCACAGCTCACCGCTGACCTTGCTAAGAAAGATACCGAGTATCAGGCGAAGATATCTGATATGGAGTTTGACGCTACCCTTGATAACGCTATCTCGGCAAGCAAGGCAAGAAACGTCAAGGCTCTTAAAGCTTTGCTTGATGTGGAAACTCTCAAAGCTTCCAAAAATCAGGCTGAGGATATCAAGACGGCTATCGAGAACGTGAAGAAAGATAACGATTATCTTTTTGAAAGCTCCGAGCCTATCAAGAACCCGGTTGCTCCCACAGGGACGCCCGCCGCAGGTGAAGTGAGCAAGGAAACCTTTGCAAAAATGGGGTATATGCAGAGGTTGGAACTTAAACGAACAGACCCCGAAAAATACGAACAGTTGAAAGGATAGGATATTATGAAAATGACAAATGGCATTAGAATTTCTATGCAGTATTTCGCAGAGCAGACAAAGATCACCGACCTTATCGACCCTGAGGTAATGAGTGATATGATCGACGCAAAGATAGAGTCTAAGATAACTGTATCTCCCTTTGCGAAGATAGACAGAACGCTCGTTGGCGTGCCTGGCGATACTATCACAGTGCCGCAGTATAAGTATATCGGCGACGCAGTTGATGTTGCAGAGGGCGTTGAAGCCGAAACTGTCAAGCTTGAAACAGACTCCACTCAGGCTAAGGTGAAGAAAGCCATGAAAGCGGTGGAGATAACCGACGAGGCTGTTCTCAGCGGCTATGGCAATCCTGCGGGTCAGGCGACTTCACAGCTTGCAATGTCTATCGCTTCTAAGGTGGATGCAGACAGCATGGACGCACTTATGAAAGCTCAGCTCATCTATGACGGCTCGGCTTCTGTTATCTCTTACAGCGGCATTGTTGACGCTGTTGACAAGTTCAATGAGGAGCTTAACACCGAAAAGGCTATGTTTATTAATCCTCATCAAAACTCACAGCTTAGAAAGGATCCGAACTTCATTTCAGCAGATAAGTATGACGGCAATGTGGTCATGACAGGCGAGATAGGCAAAATAGCGAACTGCCGTATCGTTCCGTCAAAGAAAGTTTCACTTAACGAGGCTATCCCAGAACAGTATGTGAGAGTTGACAGCGATGCAGAGGGTGCAAAGGAAGTTGTTGCGGACAGCACAGCTTCACCAACTGCTTCACAGATAAAGCTCGGCTCAGTAACGCCTTGTGCAGAGGGTTACGCTCCAAAGGTGGGTGACTATGTTGTAAAGAACGCCGCTGTCAAGGCTGGCACTTTCTACACATGCCCTATCATCAAGCTCAACGCTGATACTGAAACAGAGGACGAAACATCAGCTCTGACTATCTACCTCAAGCGTGACACCAACGTTGAAACAGAGAGAAGAAGCACAAAGCGCTGCACAGATATATCTGCTGACAAGCATTACACTGTGGCTATTTCAGACCAGTCAAAGGTAGTACTTGCAAGATTCAAGAAGTAAAGAGGTGCGGCAGTATGAAAGCATATGCGAGCGAGAGCTATTATATAGGCGTTTATCTTTGCGGCAGAGAGCCTGACATATCTGCCGCTTTTGACTTCTATGCAATGCAAGCCACAAGCCTTATGAAGCAATATACCCTTGACAACGTTGACGAGAACGATATCCCCGAAGAAGTGAAAATGTGCTGCTGCGAGCTTGCGGAAAATATCTTCAAGGCAGAGCAGGAGGGCGGCACTCATGGGGTATCTTCCGAAAGCGTTGGTGGCTGGTCAAAGTCATATGAAAGCTCAGATATCCGCAGGCAGAACGCTGACAGAGCCGTTCACGATATCGTGTACAAATGGCTCAGCGGAACAGGGCTGCTTTACAGAGGGGTGAGGTAAATGCTTGCAAACAGCGATTGCACGGTGTATCTTTTCGACAAGCAGACAGAGGGATTTGTGCGGAAGTATGCAGAGAAAGTTTACTGGTGTGAGAATAAGTCGGGAAGTATCGTGAAAAGCGGTATGCAGACCTCAGACAGCACAAGGGTGTATTTCTATGATGATAATGCACCGAAAACCCCTGCAAAGGATATGCTTGTGAGAGGAAAATGCGAGTTTGAGTTCGATAATCAAACGCCGCAGAGCATATCTGAGAGCATGAAAATCTTCCGTGCGGAGTATGACTTTGTTACGGTAATGAGCATTGATGATTATATGTTCGGCGGTCTGCCACATATGGAGGTGAGCGTAAAATGAAGATAGGTCAGCCTATGGACAGCAGGGCTATCACTTGGGATAAGTCCTTTGCAGGCAAGTATTCAGAACGCTTTGATAAGGCTCAAAAGTTCATTGACGCTGAGTGCATAAGGCATATGGTGAAGTATACACCTACCCTCAGCACTAATCTGAGAAAGTCTGCCACGAGAGGCACAAAAATAGGCAGCGGCAAGATACAGTATCTTGCACCTTACGCACGCTATCAGTATTACGGCAAGCTTATGGTATCCTCTGTTACAGGCTCGTCTTACGCCCGACATGGAGAAAAGAAAGTGCTGACGGACAAAGACCTTGTTTACAGCACTTTTAAAGAGCCACTTGCCGGTAAGCTTTGGTTTGAGCGAATGAAAGCCGACAAGAAACAGCAAATACTCAGAGGAGCGGCGGCGATAATAGGAGGCAAAGCGAAATGAACATAATCGAGCTTGTGAAAGATATCTTACAGCAGTTTCCGAAAATATCGGAGGTTTGCAACGATATCCATATCGACTTTACCGATGATACGCCAACAAATTACGGCTTGTCCTCAACAGGCGACAGCCTTATAAGCTCTGATATTCTGGGCGGTCAGACAAGACAGCATAACTTCATTCTCTATGCGGTGTATCAGTCTATGAACGACTTTGACAGAATGTCAAACAGCGGTGTACTGCTTGAATTGCAGATGTGGCTTGAAAGCTATGCAGACAAGCATAGAGATACCACGTTCACTACCATAACAGAGGACGAGGAAAGGACAGGCGTTCTTGAAAAGCTCACCTGTGCAAACGGAATGATATATGCAATACCAAACGAAAACACAAACGATACTGTGCAGTATCAGTTGCAGATAGCGGCACAGTATCAGATATAAAAGGAGGAAAACATATGCCTGATTATTCATATAAGAGCGGAAAGCTCAACAGAAGTCATCTTCTGCATTATCTTGACACTACATTCGCAGCGGTCGCCTCATCACCAAGCTGGTATCTTCTCGGCAAGGACGTTGAGGACGCAAGTGTGGAGCTCAATCCTGACACTTCCACAAAGAAGAATATCCTTGATGAAACCACAGTTGAGGACAATGGCTATGAGCCTGAGTTCGACCTTGACACATTCTATGCAAAACCCGGTGACGCACTTTACGAAAAGCTCAAGGATATCATGATGAATCGTCTTACCGGTGACGCCTGCAAGACAAGTGTTCTCGAGGTCATCGTTGACAAGACCACGGGTGCGTATGACGCATGGACGGAAGATGTCATAGTCAAGCCGCAGTCTTATGGCGGACCGCAAGGGGGCGTAAATATCCCATTCAACTGCACCTTTGCAGGAAACAGAGTGAAAGGCTCTGTCACCTTTGCGGCAGGCGTGCCAACGTTTGCAAAGACTACGGAAGAATAAATTATATGACAAACATATGAAAGCACTTCGTTCAGAGTGGAGTGCTTTTTGTTTGCCATAATACAGAAAGGATGATAGAAATGTCAATGCAGTCAATAGATTTTAACAGCGGCAATTACAAAGAGTACGCTATAAATGGCGATGAGAACAGAGTGATAAGGATAAACGTGTCAGACGTTGGTATCATCACTAGGATACAGGACGCTATGAGCAAGGCTGACAATATCGCAGAAGAAGTGTCAGAACGTGAGAAGAACGAGGACAGAACTCAGCTTCTCAAAGAGTATGACCAGCGTGCAAGAGAAATGGTCAATGACATATTTGGAAGCAATGTGTGTACGGCGGCACTGGGCGGCATAAATGTATTTTCTATGGGTTCAAACGGCAAGCCTGTGCTTTTCAATTTCCTTGAGGCACTCCTTGCGGTGGTGGTGCAGGAGATAAAGTCAGCACAGACGGCGGCTCAGATAAAGCTTGATGAAAAGGTGGAGAAGTACACCGCACCTGTTATCGCTCATCAACATATTGCTCAGCCTGCGGTCAACGTGGCGGAGCTTTCTGACGAGGACAAAAAGGCTCTGCTCAAGGAGCTGCTGAAATGATAGGCAGTTTGCCAACAGCCCTTGAAATAGACGGCAGAGAGTATGCCATACGCTCAGATTTTCGGGTCATACTGCGGATCTATTCAGCCTTTGCAGACCCCGAACTTGACGAGCGTGAAAAGTGCTATGTGTGTCTTAAATGCCTTTACGCTGAGGATATCCCACGAGAGCATTTGCAGGAGGCTGTCAACAAGGCTTATTGGTTTGTGGGCGGTGGAGATGTTCCGCAGGAGAGCGTTCAGCCTGCAAAGACTATTGATTGGGAGCAGGACGAGAGTATTATTTTTCCTGCGGTGAACAAGGCGGCAGGCTTTGAAACGAGGACGGTAAAATATCTTCATTGGTGGACTTTTCTTGGCTATTTCAATGAGATAGGCGAGGGGCTTTTTTCGTCTGTTATAGGCATACGGCAAAAGCTTAACAAGGGCAAAAAGCTTGAAAAATACGAGCAGGAGTTTTACAGAAACCACCGCAATATGATAGACCTTAAACGAAAGCTCTCAGCAGAAGAGCAGAGGGCTGAAAACGAGGACAAAGAGTTTCTGAAACAACTGACGGGAGGTGAATGACAATGGCTGACGGGTGTTTGAATTTTGACACCAACATAAACAGCGAGGGCTTTGAAAAGGGCTTGAAAAGCCTTTCCGATATGGTGGGGGATATCAAGCCAAAGCTTAAAAGCCTTGCAATGGCTGTGACGGCAGCATTCTCCGTCAAGAAGCTTGTGGACTTCGGCAGACAATCCATAGAAACAGCCTCAGACCTTGCGGAAGTTCAGAACGTTGTTGACACGGCTTTCGGTGAATCAAAGCAGAAAATGGAGGACTTCGCTGACACGGCTGTTAAGACCTATGGCATTTCAAAGCTCACTGCAAAGCAGACAGGCTCAAACTTCATGGCAATGGCGGCAGGAATGGGGCTTGCCAATGACAGTGCAAGCGATATGGCTATGGCTCTTACAGGGCTGTCGGCGGATATGGCGTCATTTTATAACGTTGGTCAGGACGTGGCAAGCACGGCTCTGAAATCAATTTTTACAGGCGAAACTGAGACCCTCAAACAGTTCGGTATTGTTATGACGGACGCCAACTTGCAGGCGTATGCGCTTTCAAAGGGTATCACGAAATCAACTGCCGATATGTCGCAGGCTGAAAAAGTCCAGCTGAGATACAACTACGTTATGTCGCAAACGGCTCTTGCACAGGGGGACTTCGCAAAGACGTCTGACAGCTGGGCAAACCAAACTAGAATACTCTCTGAGCAATGGAAAGAGTTCGGAGCAACTATCGGCACTGTGCTGATGAACGTTCTTCTGCCTGCTGTCAAGGCGATCAACAGCGTGCTTTCACAGCTTATATCTTTGGCACAGGGGGCAGCGAGGGCACTTTCAGAGGCGTTCGGTTTTGAACTAAGCAGCAGTGCAGACGAGGCTCAAAGCATAGTGAAAAGCACCTCTCAGGCGGCGGATAATTACAGCGATATAGCCGACAATGCACAACAGGCTCAAGAGGCACAGGAAGGCTCTCTTGCAAGCTTTGACCAGATGAACAAGCTGAATGATGAGAGCAAGTCAGACAGCACTGGGGTCAGCGGAGCTGGGGAGATAATGCAGCCTTCCGGAACTAGCGTTGAGGTGGATACGGGAAAGGCAGATAAAAAGCTGTCTGACTTTTTCAAATCAGTAAGAACTCAGTTTGAAAAGCTTGCAGACTATCTTGATAAGAATTTTAAGCCTATTTTCGCTGATATATGGAGCGGACTTGAAAGAGAGAGCATTGAACTTGCTCAGATACTCGGCGGAGTTTTCAGCGATATAAAGTCGCTTTCCGAGCCGCTCAAAGCTTATTTTATAAATGATTTTACACCGCTTATGCAGACTGCTTTCAGCACGCTTGGCAAGATAGGCATAGGACTTTTTGACAGCTTCAACAAGGTGTTTTCTGATATCTGGAATGTGGCAGTGTTCCCTATACTGCAAAACTTCCTCACTGTAGGATTACCCCTAATGGCGGATTTTGGCACGCAGGTATGGAACACGCTAGGCGTACTGTTTGACAACATAAAAGAGATCTTTGATACCTTGTGGAACGGCGTTGCACAGCCTGTGTTGAACGCCTTAAAAACACTGTGGTGCGATACTTGGCAGAGCATTTCAGACTTTTGGAACGAATGGGGACAGCCTATATTTGACGGCATAAACGAGGGTATAACAACCACAAAGAACGTATTCCTCAATCTGTGGGAAACGGTCTTGAAACCTGTGTTTGACAAGCTCATGGACGTGGCTGACAGCGTTTGGACGGAGCACTTGAAACCTCTGCTTGATGAGTTCCTCGACTTTGTTGGAACACTTATCACAAGCGTTCTGAGCATTTACAACAAAGCCATAGCACCTGTTGTGAACTGGCTTGTGAGCATACTCGGACCGATAGTCAGCAGTGTGCTTGGTAAGATAATAAAGACAGTGGGCAATGTCATAAGCAATATAATTGACGCCGTGAAGAACATCATTTCAGCACTTAAAGGCGTTGTGCTGTTCATAGCGGGAGTGTTCACCGGTGATTGGAAAAAAGCTTGGCAGGGTGTAAAGAAGATTTTCAAAGGCGTATGGGACGCACTTGTTGACATAGCAAAAACACCTATTAATTTGATAATCGGGCTTATAAATGGTCTGACAGGTGCAGTTGAGGACGCTTTGAATTGGATAATCGACGGCATAAACGAGCTGAGCTTCACAACACCTGATTGGCTTCCCGGTGATCTTGGCGGTCAGACATTTGGCTTTGACCTAAGCCAAATTGATATCCCCGAAATACCCAAACTTGCCCAAGGTGCAGTAATACCGCCGAACTCTGAATTCCTTGCAGTTCTGGGCGATCAGAAGCGTGGCACGAATATCGAGGCACCGCTTGATACTATCACGCAGGCTGTTTTGCAGGCTCTTGTGTCTTACGGCGGAGCAGGTGGAAATCAGAAGATAAGCGTTACCATACCGCTTACGCTCAATGGCAGGACTATCACACAGATAGTTATTGATGATATCAACGACTATATCAAGCGCAACGGCAGGTCGCCAATAAGGGCATAGGAGGTGCAGAAAATGAAAAGCAGAGGACTTATATTCGGCAGCGAAAGGGTCGCCACACCTGCGGAAGTGAGCTTTACAAACAACAAGATATGGTCGAACAATGCAGGGCGGACGGCTAACTGCAAAATGGTGGGCGATATAAGAGCCATAAAGAAAACTGTCACGTTGAAATGGTATCATCTCACAGGCGAGGAGACGGCAAAGCTCAATGAGTATATCTCCAACGTTGACAGTCCGTTTTTCAGTATCACGCTCCTTGACGAAACATTTCAGGAAAGCACTTTTGACGTTTATGCAGGCGACCCAACTTATGAAGTTTTCGGCTGGGACGAGAACAAGCAGTTCTGCAAAGGCGTTGCTGTTGACCTTATCATGCAGTAGGAGGCGGATATATGTATACAACAAGTACAACCGTCTCCTCACGCATCGAAAGCTACTGCCGCACATGGCGTATGTGGCTTGAAAACGACGAGAGCGTAATAATGGGGGACAACATAATGTCCGCTACCAGTGACGTGCAGTCAACGAGCCTCAGTGACGACATAGAGCTTGGTGCAGTGTGCTCACAGTCTTGGGCATTACAGATAAACGATGCTGAAACACGTTTCCTCGGCAAAGAGTATGACCTGTCCCTGTACCTTGCAGACCTCACAGGCGTGACCACCTACTCCACCCTAGAAGCCTACACCTACGCAGAACTTTCAAAGCTGACAGTGGAGCAGATAAGCAAGCTTGGAGAGGTGCTTGACGGAGAGAGAATACCTCTGGGGCGGTTCACCTGCGTGAAATCGAAAAAGTCGGGCGGAAATACTGAGGTCACTTTTGCGGATAGGCTTTACTTCTCCGACAAGACCTATGTGCCAAAGGTCAAGCTACCTGCGTGGTCAAAGGCTGTCGAGGACGACATATGCAAGCAGCTTGGACTGCAAAACGGCAACGACTACACCATCCCTGCAAAGCTCCGTGTAAAGGGCGGTGCAAGGCTTTACGGCAAGGGTCACATAAGGCTGAAAACTGCAAACTTCGACTTCAAAATAAGCTCTATACCCAAAGACACCACAATGCGGCAGATGCTCAGTTACATAGCTTCGGCACAAGGCGAGTTCGGTTTTGTTGACCGATACGGCAGATACGTCCGCAAATGGTACGGCTCGAGCGTGAAGATACTGGACAACAACACTATCGACCTGCCAACGCTGGGGGAACGTCCGAATGTTTTGGCAGGCATTGTCTGCAAGGTCAGCGACAGCGAAACTCTGCGGCTGGGCAACACCACAGGCTCGGCAGGGCGTGTGCTGGAGTTTGAAAATCCGTATATGACAATGTCGCTGCTGCGGTCATTGTGGCATAGGATAGGCGGCTTTTCCTGGTATACAACAGAGCTTTTTCACCGCCTTGGCGACCCACGATTTGACGTCGGTGACGTGATAACATACGTCAGCGAAAGCGGTGAAAGCTACGATATACCAATAACCAATTTAGGATTTAACTTTGACGGCGGACTTTCAGCAGACATTTCTGCGGTGGGTCTGTCGGTGGAAGAACAGCTTTAAGGGGGCGAGATAATGGACGAAAATGAGATAACAACTGTGGCTGATACGCAGGCGGAGAATACTGCCGATACAGCGGACACAGGTCAGACAACGCCCACCACCGAGGAGCTTATCCAGCAGCTTACGGCGAGAGTGGCGGCACTTGAAGAAATAGTCGGCGAGGAGGAGTATGAGCTGCGGTACTCGGGCGAACAGACGGACGAGCTTTTAGACGGCGGTACAGCGGTGTTTCGTGCAAAGACAGCGGCGCAGATAGTAAGTCTTGTGAACAGGCTCTACCCACTGTATATGCGGTGGGGGTCTTTCACGGTGAATATGAAGGTCAACGCTGACAACGGTTCCCAGTGGTCATACAATACACGCACAGGAATGATACCCTCGGGGGTCACTAACCCTGCGGTGTTTATGGTGTGCGACTGGGGCAAAAAGCACTTCAAGTCGCAGAGTTTTCAATACAAAGTCGCAAGCAACGGCAGGGACATCGACTGGGAGGCATACCTTGAACACACCTCAGACCAGGGCGGCACATACGTTTTCAAGGTGTACTATCTCATAGTCGGCAAAAATGCGGAAGGGGGAAGTATAGTTGGCTAGTTTCACGGAAAATCTCGGGCTTAAAAAGCCCGATAGGACGGACAGGTTCAGCATCGAGGACTTCAACGGCAATATGGATATTATCGACACTATACCCGATATGGTGAGCGGACAGAGCCTTGTGGGTGTGTCAGTGGGAGAAGCGTACGGAAATATAGGTATAACAGGCATAGCGGAGGCGGTCGAAGATGAAAATATATGAGGGAACAGACGGACTGAGAGGGCTGATAACAAAGCTTATCGAGGTCTATGACTTTAAGAAAGTTGTGTTCGAGGGCGATAATGCAAGTATTGATACCAAAGATACCACCTTTCAGCTTTGGGTAACAGATGAACTGTTTTTAAGAGGTCAGTTTGCTGATACAAGTAGAAGTTTTGGTTGGTGTGACCTAAGAACAGAAGCATTGACTTGTCCTTGTGTGAGCACTGCACCTAACATTGGAGACCCAAGAAGATGGATTATTTATAAGCAAAGTGATTTAGTAGCTATTGGAATAGACGGTAATACCGCTAGTAGACCTGGTATAAATATAATAATTGGTGAAGTAACTAACTATGAAACAGGAGAAACCGAAATAGGAATGGCCACAAGTTGTGCTGATAATAATATTCGCTTATATACAGTATTCACTGATGGGGTTACTATTAAATCTACTCCTTATAGATATTTTTGTCAGCAGAAATCGGTGACTTCACTTGCTCCTGTAGTTTCTACTGATTTAAACAAAGGTTTTACAAATGTGTATCATATACTTTCTCATATACAGGGTATATCAGATAGCTATAATAGCAGTGACTATGCTGTACCTACGCAAACTATACTGCTCAATAATAAGAAATATCTGTTAAGCAGATTTGCTTTTGAGATAAAGGAGTGAGCAAGATATGAAACAGAAATTTGCAAAGCTTATAGACGTCAAGTCTATTGTTACGATACTGCTGACGGCAGTGTTCTGCGTGTTGGCACTTCGACGCACGATCTCAGCAGAGCAGTTCATCACGGTGTTTACGGTGGTGATCTCGTTCTATTTCGGCACGCAGTCAGCCAAAAGAAAGTCAGGTGATGACGAGTGACGGAAGCAATTATCGTTGCACTGATAACAGCGGCTTCGGCGGTAGTGTGTCAGCTCGTTATAGCATCTAACAGTCGTAAGACTATGCAACAGGCGCAGTATGATAGCCAAAAACTCATTGAGTACAAGATAGACAAGCTGTCTGAGCGTGTGGACAAGCACAATTCCGTTATCGCACGGACGTACAAGCTGGAGCAGGACTATGCTTTGATTGATGAGAAAATCAAGGTGGCTAATCATAGAATTGACGATTTGGAAAGGAAGTAATTTTTATGGCAAAGACATTCAAGGGTATTGACGTTTCACAGTATCAGCAGAACATTGACTTCAAGAAGGTCAAGGCTTCGGGGGTCGATTTCGTTATCATTCGTGCAGGCTATGGCAAGTACGCTAATCAGAAAGACCCATATTTCGAGAGGCACTACAAGGCTGCTAAAGCGGCAGGGCTGAAAGTCGGTGCTTACTGGTACAGCTATGCGGCGAGCGTCGAGGACGCAAAGGCAGAGACTCAGACCTGTATCAACGCTATCAAGGGCAAAACGTTTGAGTATCCGATATACTTCGACCTTGAAGAGCGTTCACAGTTCGCAAAGGGCAGAGCATTTTGCAACAGCCTTGTCAAGACTTTCTGCAATGCACTTGAACACGCAGGCTACTGGGCAGGACTGTATATCAGCCGTTCGCCTTTACAGCAGTACATATCTGCCTACGTCGCTAAGAGATACGCTCTGTGGGTCGCTGAGTACGGCTCACGTTGCAACTACGGCAGAACATATGGTATGTGGCAGTACACAAGCAGTGGCAAGGTCAGCGGTATCAGCGGCAATGTTGATATGGATATCTGCTATGTGGACTATCCTGCAAAGATCAAGGCGGCAGGGCTGAACGGCTTCAAGAAGCAGGCTATCAGACCGACTAACAAGCCGACTACAAGCTCCACCAAGAAGACAGTGACTTATACTGTAAAGCGTGGAGACACGCTCTCAGGTATCGCACGGCGCTACAAGACTACTGTTGCGAAGCTTGTCAAGAACAATGGTATCAAGAACCCGAACATTATTTATGCAGGGCAGAAAATAAAGATTAAGTAGGTAGTAAGACAGCCGACAGGGATTATTCCTTGTCGGCTGTTTTTGTTGTAGATTCATCAATTAGTTTATTGATATTAATTGGTGGAATTATTACTGGCGTCATTTCTGGCTGTGAGGTGAGCAATGTCACTTCGCTACGAATATATGGGAACAAGATTGAGATTGTATTATTCTTTTTAAGCCTTTCTTTCATTAATGCGTCCTCGCAAACTATGTTGAATTTTCCCTCTAAAGAAATACTCATTTCAAATATAGACGTCGACAATTTAAAATTGAGTTCAACAGTAAAATTATCAACATCTATGTCTACTATTTTTCGGGTAAGTTCGCAATCATCAATGACACTATCCGTGCTATCACGTCTTTTGAATGATAATTCATTAAAGTGAATGCCATTTAGTTTTAAAATGCTGGTAGTGCTTTCTTTTAATTTCATAAAAAAACTCCTTTATTATGCCGCTATACAGCAAAAATCATAATCAGATCCATAAAAATAAGACATTTTTTCCTCAGCAGAATTCATATAAAAAGAACTTAAGTCAAGTTTTACTGGTGTTCCATCCTCGTCGCAATATCCTACACCAGCCATTGCCTTATCATCAACATCAATAATATCAGCACCATTTTGCCTTGCAATTTCTAAAATTTGTTCAATCGTTAACATATTCCATCGACCTCACTATCATAGATTAACACATCAACTATACACTCTAACTTATATACACAAATTTGTTTCTCACTATATTCCATATACGAACCATGACTTAATGAATGTCTGTTTTGTTTTGTATCAAGTAATGGAGAGGCTTTATGAAATGTACGCATTGCTAATCCCAAATCATTTTCTTTTGCATACAGATCATGATAAAAACAATCAATTCTCTTTTCAATCTTTTGCTTAAATTTTTTATCGCATTTATTTAAGCCCTTACCAAAAGATGTAAACTTACGTGATTGAGAAATTTTTTTATCATAATTCTCTATGGCCTCATTGTATTTTTGTGTCTCGCCCGGTAAGTCAAAATCAGCTATTTTGTAGGAATCAGTACAAATCTTAACTTGTAATACAACATCTGTCGACTTTGAATCATGGAAAGCACGACATTTCCTTTTTGCCCAATTATCAGCATACAAAAAATTATCGAAAAAATATACACCATGCCCTAACCAATGATCATGAGTTGTTGATATTTGTGGTAACTTAAATCCATCTTCCAAAATTTTATTTGAATACTTTGAAAGTGTACCATGATAAGCTATTAACGTTTTGTTAAGCATATACTACCTCGGCATTATTAGTATAGTATGATTATCTAACAGAATTATAACACAAAGTTGCAACAAAATCAATAGCTTATATATCGAAAAAATTGTGCAAAATAACATATGCTTAAATTGTGACTAAAAATAATTCAGCAGATGTGCAAGCGACTTTGTTGATAATTATGCTCATTTGAATGAAATGTATGTTACATAGAAAGAAGTTATTGGTCTAGCTAAAATTAGTATGTGTTTTTACTGACAGATTATGTCACAACTGTTTATTTTAGTATGTGATATCGGACTTAACCGATAAAGTTGTATAATAACAGCTTTTTACAACTTTTTAAAGTCCGCCCCGCCAGACTTCAAAAAAGTTATACCCACTCTAAAACCGACTAAATATGCCGTTTCAGCACAGGTAGTACATCTCAATGCTTGACGTTTTGCGTACACGAATTATACACGATAAAGCTGAATTGTAAATATATGCTTGTGAAATGTGGAACAAATGAAATGGCTTAAATGACGTAAATGCGTGGTTTACAAACAATTTTATAAAGCAACAAAAAGCGGTGTAAAGTGGTGTATTTAATCTCTCCATCTCCGCCAAACGAACAAAAACCACCGTAAATACGGTGGTTTTCTTTTGTATACACGATTTTTACACGATTGTGTTCAATATCTTCACTGCACGTTCTTCCTCTCGTGGGTAGAGGTGCGAGTAGGTGTTCCATGTCATTGATATGTTGGAGTGCCCAAGACGTCTTGCTATCTCCTGAATGTTTATGCCCTCATTGGCAAGCAGGGAAGCATGGCTGTGACGGAAGTCATGAATACGGATACGTTTGACACCTGCCAAGTCTGCAAACTTCTTGTTGGTCTTTTCAAGGGACGTGTCACGGATAGGACGCTCGCCGCCGCAGATGTACATATCATCACTGAACTTTGGCACTGCTTTCTTACAGCGTTCGTAATGTTCTGACAGCACTGCTCTTAACGGCTCTGGTATCTGTATCGTCCGTATGCTTGGCTTGTTCTTTGGCGGCGTGATACGATCACCGCCTTTGAGCTTCTGAGCAATGCTCTTGGTGATAGATATGTAGCCGTCTTTTATATCCGTCCATTGCAGAGCGTATATCTCGCCTTTTCGCATACCCATGTAAAATGCTATGTTGAAAAATACATAGTAGTTCCATTCGTACATTGAGCCGCCGTCCTCTGCTTCCTGAGCATAATTCTTAGCTGCCGATATGTATTTCTTGAACTCGTCAGGCGTGTAGAAAAGCATTTCTTTCTTGGCTTCAAGGGGCGCTTTGAAGTTGCCTGCGGTGATAACAGGATTTTTCGGAATGTATTCCATTTTCACAGCATAGTTCATCATTGCACGAAATTCGCCATAAATGTTCTTTCGAGTGATGATAGCCAATCCCTGTTCTGACAGCTCCTGCTTCCATTTCTGCACCATTGGTACGTTCAGATTATCTATCCTAACGCTTTCAAAGGTGGGCAGGACGTTCTTTCTCAGTATTCTTAGGGACTTGTCCAATGACGTTTCACGGACCTCTGAACGCTTGGCTGTGATGTACTCCGTGAACAGCTGTCCGATAGTCATTTTTGGAGCTATCTCTTTAGCATTGAGCTTTTGTGTAAGCTGGAGTTCAAGCTGCTTAGCCGCCTCTGCACCAAACACCACACGGTCTATCTGATGAGACTTTCCAAAACTGTCCGTATAATTGACACGCACACGATATTTTTGCAGACCGTCTTTTCTGATGTTCTTTCCGTTCTTGTCCGTCATTTTGTAGATCGGCATAAATATTCCTCCTATTCTTGACACTTCCTCGAAAGTGTGCTACAATAAAAGGGCAGAATTCGCCCTTTCTTAATGGGTTAGTGTGAATTTGAATCGAGCTGATATTGGTAGTATCTGCTCTGCTCGCCTCTGAGTGTTGGTAGCACTTGGGGGCGAGATTTTTTTATGCAATATGCTGAATTTGTGCCAGTGCATATTGACAAATAGATGTGCATATGATATCATATAAGTAAGTTAACTCGTGAAGGATTAAGGCTGGGTTCCCGAATGGGAGTAGGCATTCGTGCTTAGAATTCCTTTGCCCCTGGGGTTGACTTATTTTTTTGTAATCTCTCTTTTAGATTCTGAATTATATGTTCAGGGTCTTTTTTTATTTCGTCTACAATAAAGTCTATTGTTTGTAATGAGTAACTGTATTGAGGCTGTGAAAACATTCTTGAAACAAAACAGAGTTTATCATTTCCTTTAATTTCATAATGCTTGCAAAATAAATTAAAATGATACATATTAAATTTCATAGTTATATTTGCTTTTTCAAGTTTCTTATTGATTTCTGAACAGCACTTCTTAGCGGTAAATTTATATGTATCATTAGGATTTTGCATTTGTTTTACGATTTTTATTTCTTTATCTGCACTATTATCAATCCTAACAACCGCAGAGGCTTCGTCTTTCTTCTTTGTTATGTAATAATGATGATTTACTCTTATAGCAAAATGACTGTTATTTTCGTCAATAATAGGTGTTAATTCCTCATTTGTACCTATTAGTCTTTCTGCAATTTCAGGAGGATATTTTGCCCTTATTTCGTCATTGTCTATGGTATTGTAGCTTACAGTAAGTGTGAGGAAATTTTGTGGAATAATTTCAGTCATATCAATATTATGAAAAGCCTGCATTTTTTCAATAAAATTAAAAACCGTTGCCTGAAAAAGAGGAATGTATACCATTTCATATTCTTCGGTTATGAAATGAGTACTCATATTTCTCAATTCAATAATTTTCTCAAGATTTCTTCTTAATGGGTCTTTATCATTGGTAAATATTTTCTTTACGCAAAGTTCCAAAGTAATAGTTCGGTTTGGGTTATCTTTGTAGTATACGCTCTCATTTCCGAACGTATTAATCATATGAGCTTTTAACATAAGTTCCCAGGCATTGCATATAAAAAAGCTAAATCCTTCTACTCTATATTTAATTGAAGGTTTATTATATACTTCTATTGCCATAATAAAGGCTTCTTTTGACTTATCAGTTAATTTATCTACTAAAATATTCAAATGAACACTTCCTTTTTCCCTGTCAGTATTTACAATACTAGCAGGGGATTTTATTTTAACACTCTGCCCTGAGCGTCAGTGAAGTTTCCCTGAAACAAATTTATCATATCAACTATTGCTCCAATAAAGAAACCTCCGAAAGTAAAGAAGTACAGCAAACCTGTGCCAGCTTTGCCTACATAAAATCTGTTCAAACCGCCCAAGCCTAAAAAGGTCAGCAGGCAAAGTATTTCAGCTGTGCTTTTGCTCTTAGGGCTTACCTGCTCAACAGGAGCTTGCGGTGCGACCTGCTGGACGTTTGTAACGTATGTGATGTGCTGAACGATATTGCTGTTATGCTCAACGTGGTTATCAATTTTCTGTGGCTGCGGAAGTTCGTGACCACAATATTCACATACTGCTACGCCTGGTGCGTTTTCGCCTTTACAATTTGGACAAGTCATATTTTTTCCTCCCTATAAATCGACATTTGTAAACAATTTATGAAATCATTTACATTGTCTTAAATTGGTGATATAATGTATTTGTAATCATGCGGGAGAAAATTCTGTGTGCTATCCCTGTCAGTATTTGCGGTGCTGGCGGGGAATTTTTTTATTATAAGGATTTTATAACTGTTTTTACAATGCCGAGTATTCTTATGCGGTCTCTTTCTGCACCGACAAACTCTCTTGGCTGATACTCGGGGTTGAATGATACAAGGGTTATCTTGTCATCAGAATACTTAATTTTCTTCACAACGCCGTTTTCGCCGTCGATAAGGGCAACAACTACCTGTCCGTCCTCAGCCCAATCCTGCCTTAACACCTGTATCTTGTCGCCGTTTTCTATCTTTGGGTACATACTGTCCCCCGAAACGACAATGCACATTGTATTCTTAGCCTCTTCCTCGTTGACGATATAGAGCGGCATATAGCCCACAACACAATCGTCAGCATATGCTCCAAAACCAGCCGACACGCTCTCATATATAGGTACTATATGTACGTTGTCTTGTGGGAGTATGGTTGCGTTGGAATCTATAATATGAGAAGAATGTTTAGGACTAGGATCATCAGTTTTTAATGCAAGGTATTCAGGATTAACGCTTAGCTCGATAGCGATTGATTCAAGAACAGGCAATTTTATTCTGAGAATTTTTCCTGCCTCATATCTTTGGATAGTTGATTTATTCAAT